TACAGCAGATTATACTTTCTATTTTAAAGTAGAAAATTTAAAAATGATATCTGGTGATTATGATGTTTCAGTATCTTCAAAGTCTATATCTCATTTCAAAAACAAAAAACTACCTATTGAATATTGGATTGCTCTTGAGCCAGACAGTACAATCAGTAAGTAATTTTAATTATAACATGAACGGAGTGAAATATGAATACAGACTTTCTATGGGTCGAGGAGTATCGGCCTAAAACTATTGATGATTGTATATTACCATCATCATTAAAAACACTATTTAAATCCTTTATTACTAAAGGCGAATTATCTAATCTATTATTTTCAGGTACACCAGGTATTGGTAAGACCACAGTTGCAAAAGCATTATGTGAAGAATTAAATTGTGATTGGATAATGATTAATGGTTCCGAAGAAGGTGGCATTGATGTATTAAGAAACAAGATTAAAAACTTTGCTTCTACTGTATCACTATCAGGTGGTAAAAAAGTAGTTATACTTGACGAGGCAGATTATCTTAATCCACAATCTACACAACCTGCATTAAGAGGTTTCATCGAGGAGTTTCATAAGAATTGTAGATTTATTCTTACTTGTAACTTCAAGAATAGAATCATAGAACCTTTGCATAGTAGATTTTCTAATATTGAATTTAGAATTAATCCAAAAGATAAACCTAAATTAGCAAGTCAGTTGTTTTCAAGAGCAACTCATATTCTGAAAGAACAGAATGTTGACTTTGAAGAAAAGGTACTTGCTGAATTAATCAAGAAACATTTTCCAGACTTTAGAAAACTCATAAATGAATTACAAAGATATTCAGTAAGTGGTACTATTGACGCTGGTATTCTTGTTAATGTATCAGACGAAAACTTAAAGACACTTGTAACACATTTAAAAGGTAAAGAGTTTAGTGATATGAGAAAATGGGTTGTCAATAATCTTGACAATGATCCAGTTAAAATATTTCGTAAAATTTATGACAATATGTATGAGAGTTTAGAACCAGAAACTATACCTCATGCTGTTTTAATTATTGCTGATTATCAGTATAAGTCTGCCTTTGTTGCAGACCAAGAAATTAACTTGGTGGCCTGTTTAACTGAATTGATGTCCCAGGTTAAATTCAAATGAGTTACGAATTAAAAGAATACTTAAACGCCATAAACTTCACTAAAAAGGATCTAATGGATTCAGATGATGAATTATGGAAGAAAAAGTATCCTGCATTTATCGTAAATAAACTATTGTCTGCTTTTTCAGACACTATAATGCTTGTTAATGAAATGAATAGAAATCACTTCATTGATAAAGATATGCAATTTCAATTTCTACTAAATAGTATTAGAACGAAGAAACGGTATAGTCCGTTTTTGAGGGCGAGTAAACTAAAAGAAATTGAGTGTGTAAAAGAGTATTATGGCTATAGTAATGATAAAGCAAAATCCGCTCTTGATATACTCACCAAAGATGAGATAAAACTCATTAAGGAAAAATTATACAAAGGTGGGATAAAATGAATGAATTAGATAACAGTTGGCATCCAGAGAAAATGCTGGAAGTACAATTAAAAGAACCAGACGATTTTTTAAAGGTTCGTGAAACACTAACTAGAATTGGTGTTGCCTCTAGAAAAGATAAAAAATTATTTCAATCGTGTCATATACTACACAAACAAGGTAGATATTTCATAACGCATTTTAAGGAACTATTTGCGTTAGATGGTAAAGAAGCAAACTTAACCGACAATGATATTGAAAGAAGAAATACGATTGCTCAGTTATTGGCAGATTGGGGATTAATTGCAATAATTAATGCTACAGTTGCTGAGAAAAAAGCACCTCTATCACAAATTAAAGTTTTATCATTTAAAGAAAAGAATGATTGGGACTTACAAGCGAAATATAACATAGGTAAAAAAATCGAAGATGAAGGCACCGAAGTTTAAAGACTTTATAACAGAAGCTAAAACTGAAAAGTATAAACTACTGATTATAACAGATGAGCCTGAAAAGGCAAAGACCTTTCATACTGCTGATAGACTCAAAGAAGAAGCAGAGAAATTAGGATGGAAACATTATCTGTATAAACTAACTGGTGGTTATACTTCATACGAAGATGGTATTTTTAGATTACATAATAAAGAAGATGAAAAAGGTTTTGAAGTTTCAGGTAAAGACACAATCGCAATCATAAGAGGTTCAGTTGTCAGAAAAGATAGTTGGATGGATATTATATCTTCATTAGAAAAACATAGTGTTTGTGTCATCAATAGTAGGCAAACAATCAATATTTGTACAGACAAATATAGAACAGCACTAAGACTTTCTGATTATGGTATTCGACAACCTAAAACTACTTTAATAAACGATCCAGAAAAATCAGCACTAGCATTTGATAAACTAGATACACAAATGCCTGTGATTATGAAAACTTTAAGGGGGTCAAAAGGTGTTGGTGTATTGTTTATTGAATCAGAAAAAGCATTAGACAGTATTGTACAATTAATTTACAAACAAGACGAAGATACAGATTTACTTTTACAAGAATATATTAAAACAGATTATGATGTTAGAGTATTAGTCTTAGGCGGCAAGATACTTGCTACAATGAAGCGACCTGTTATTGAAGGTGACTTTAGAAGTAACGTATCGCAAGGTTCTAAACCAGAAAAAATTGAACTAACAGAATTAGAAATAGAAGAAAGTTTAAAGGCTGCAAAAGCAGTTAATGGACTATGGACTGCTGTTGACTTTATACCAAGTAAGAATAGAGAAAAAGAGCCTCCATTTGTGATTGAGGTAAACTCATCTCCTGGTACTGAAGGTATGGAAGAAGCAAGTGGTCAAAATATTAGTAAAGAAATTATAGAATTTTTTGCTGAGAAAAAGAATTGGGTCAAAGTACCAAGTGAGTGTGGTTACAAAGAAATTGTAACTATCAAACCATTTGGTGAAATTATCGCTAAGTTTGATACAGGTAATTCAGGCATGTCAGTTATTCATGCTGATAAAATGAAAGTTAATGGTAAAAAGATTACATGGTCTTTACTAGATAAAACTATCACAAGTGATATCATTCGACAAGAAGAAATATCAGTAGGCGGTTTAAGAGACTATGACGAAACCAGATATGTCATTAAACTAGATGTGGAGTTTCTAGGTACTATGTATGAAACAGAATTTACTTTAGATGATAGAGAAGATAGAACACCAATTCTATTTGACCGAGAGTTTATGAGTAGAGTAAATGTTATGGTAAATCCAGACAGAAAATATGTCGTTACGACAAAATATAGTTTAGATTAACGCTTTACAAATCAATTGTATTGTGTTATAATATGTTATGAAAAGGAGTGAACAAACATGGCTAAAAATCACCAAGCAGACAATCCGTTATTCAAGGCATTGTCAAAAAGATACGAAGCACAGATAGCAGAAGCGTATGCTACTTTAATTGTATATTTTGATAATTCAGTAGGTATCGGCGAACATCCACAACACATTAGTGAAATGGATAAACAGTTAGAAATAATATCAACTGCCGAAGAAAAAATACATTCGTTAAATAAACATTTTAATAATACACAAATATAGTGAAATTTTATACTAGTGTGCTGCCATATAAAGGTCGACTCTTAGTAAGAGGAGTTAACCATGATGGCAGCCACAAAAAGTTTAGAGTAAATTACAAACCGTCTTTGTTTACACCTGTTCAAAAAGAAACAGGATATAAAACATTAGATGGTCGTAATGTAGCAAAGATTGAACATGATAGTATGTTCGAGGCAAGAAAATGGATTGACGAATACAAAGATGTAACTAACTTTGAATATTTTGGTAATACAAGATTTCAATATCCATATATCGCAGATGAGTTCCCAGGCAAAGTTGATTGGGATATTAAACAAATAAGATTAATCACAATTGACATAGAGTGTGAAAGTGAAAATGGTTTTCCTGATGTAGATAAGGCTGAAGAACCTTTAATCTGTATTACTGTAAAAGACCATGCAAGAAAAAGTATTATTGTTTTTGGATGTGGCAACTTTGTCAATGACCGTGATGATGTAAAATATTTTAAATGTTCTACTGAAAGAGATTTAATACAAAAGTTTACAAAGTTCTGGACTGCTTATAATCCAGATGTTGTAACTGGTTGGAATGTTAAGTTCTTTGATATTCCTTATTTAATGAATCGATTTAAATATCTTATGGGCGATGAATATTTAAATCAGTTTAGTCCTTGGGGTATCGTAAATCAAAGTAGTGCAAGAATAACTGCTAAAGGTTTTAACAAAGAACAAAACTATTATGATATTTTAGGTGTTTCAGTTTTAGATTATCTTGACTTATATCGTAAACATACATTTGTTAGACAAGAAAGTTATAAACTAGATTATATCGGTGAAGTAGAATTAGGTGAAAATAAATTAGAGAATCCATATGATACTTTCAAAGAGTTTTATTCTAACGACTATCAATTATTTGTAGAGTATAATATTCAAGACGTTGAGATAGTTGATAAGTTAGAAGATAAAATGCAGTTGATTGCTTTACACTTAACTATGGCCTATGAAGCAAAAGTTAATTATCAAGATGTATTTGGTCAAGTTCGTATGTGGGATACAATTATATTTAATTATCTAAAAGAGAATAAACTTGTTTGTCCTGCTGTAAATGAAAACGAATATTCTGGTGGTTATGAAGGTGCATATGTAAAAGATCCAGTTGTAGGTTTTCACGATTGGATTTGTAGTTTTGATTTGAATAGTCTATATCCTCATTTGATTATGCAGTATAATATATCTCCTGAAACAATGGTCGGGTTTGAACCTAATTCTGTAAGTGTTGAAAAAATGTTAAATCAAGAATCTGATTTATCTCATTTAGATGGTTGTACCATAACACCAAACGGTGCTCAGTTTCGTACAGACAAACGAGGTTTTCTTCCTAAGTTGATGGAGAAACTTTATAAAGAACGAGTTGTATATAAAAAGAAAATGTTAGAAGCAAAATCTTTGTATCAAGAAACTGGTGATAAAAGATTATTAAATGATATCGCTGCTAACCATAATATTCAACTTGCAAGAAAGATTGCTTTGAATAGTGCCTATGGTGCTATCGGCAATCAATACTTTAAATATTTTGATGTAAGACACGCTGAAGGTATTACAAAGGCAGGTCAACTTGCGATTAGATGGATTGAAAGAGACGTAAATAATTATTTAAATAATTTACTTAAAACTAAAAACGTAGTTTATGTTGTGGCTTCTGATACTGATTCTATCTATGTAAAACTTGGTGCAGTTGTAGATAAAATATTTAAAGATAAATCTGATACAAGAAAGATTGTAAAAGTTCTAGATAAATTTTGTGAAGAAAAATTACAAATTGCAATTGATAAGAGTTATGATAATCTTGCTAAATATGTAAAAGCATTTGACCAAAAAATGATTATGAAACGAGAAGTAATTGCAAACAAAGGTATCTGGACTGCTAAGAAAAGATATATCTTAAATGTTTATAATGAAGAAGGTGTTGATTTAAAAGATCCTAAGTTAAAGATTATGGGTATTGAAGCAGTTAAGAGTTCAACTCCTGCCCCTTGTCGTATCAAGATTAAAGAGGCATTGAAAGTAATTATGAATAAAGATGAAAATGCTTTGATACAATTTATTGATGAGTTTAGAACACATTTCAAAAAGTTACGACCAGAAGAAATTGCTTATCCTCGTTCATGTAATAATCTTAAAAAGTATTCTTCATCAACAGACATATATCAAAAGTCAACACCAATTCATGTGAAAGGTGCTCTACTGTATAATAATTTACTAAAGAAAAACAAATTAAGAAAGTATGAAGTAATACAAGAAGGCGATAAGATTAAATTTATTGTTTTAAAAGAACCTAATCCATTAAGAGAAAAGGTGATATCTTTCCCAACACACTTACCAAAAGAATTTAATCTACACCAATATATTGATTTTGATGAGCAGTTTGACAAGTCATTTTTAGAACCATTACGATTTATTGTCAATGCAATCAACTGGAATTTTGAAAAACAAGCAACCCTGGATAACTTCTTCTAATGAAAGAAAACGCATTTACACACTATATTAGAGATAATACACTATATAACCGTCTCATAGCCGCCGCTACAGACGGAAAACTACCTGTCTTGACATCAAGTATCTTCGAAAAAATGAACGCTGAGTACGGAAAAGAGAAGATGAGAACACACTTGGCAGACTATATTGCTAGTGAAAGACCAGTCTTTCCTCTCAAAGAAATTACAAAAGAAGATATGAGAACAGCATTTGCCAATCTTAAAAAGTTTGATACTAGTACCATTTGCATTCCTAATGAGCAAGTAGAAAAAGAAGTATTTGAAAAGTATGATGATTACAAATACTCTTATAGTAAGTGGGGTCTTGGCTTAATAAATGGTGCTAGTACCTTTAATGATGTAAGTAATTATTTCATGCAAGATTTGAGATTAGAATGTAGTAGTTATGGCTTTCGAGCACCTAAAGAAGTTTGGGAGAACGGTGATGCCTATGCTATCTGGAAATGCCTAGGACCCATATGGCGAGGTATAAATGGAGTTAAACTTACAAAGATAAAAGAATTAGATGGTACTGAAACAGAGAAATTAGTCGGTGGTCAGTTAGATGAAAAAAGTTATATATCAGCATTTAGATTAGGTACTTATATTGCAACACAATTTAAACCTGTCGTTGCAAAGGCAATCTATGATATCACAAATGCTAAAACTGTATTAGATACAAGTTGTGGTTGGGGTGATAGACTTGCAGGTTTCTTTGCTTCAGACGCTGAAGAATATTATGGCTGTGATCCTAATCCTAATACTTACCAAAGATATCAAGAACAGATTGCAACATATAATAAATTTTTAGATAAACCTAAAAAGGTTCACATATGGAGATGTGGTGCTGAAGATTTACCATATCACAAACTACCAAAGATTGATGTTGCATTTACAAGTCCACCATACTTCTCTACCGAACAATATAACAAAGGTGGGGAACATCAAGAGGACCAATCATGGCATAAGTTCAACGAGTATGATAAATGGCGTGATGAGTTTTATTTACCAGTTGCAGAAAAAACTATGGAAGTATCTAAGTTCATGTTTGTAAATATTATGGATCCAAAGATACACGGTATTAGATATCGTTCTGGCGATGAATTGGTAGATAAGTTTAAAGATAAATTTCTTGGTCAGATTGGCATGAGAATTATGCAACGACCAAAATCAGATACATTATTTAAAGATGAGCAAGAAAAGGCAGACTTTATGAATAAGATGTTTATAGAAAATGTTTGGTGTTTTGGACCAGAAACAGACCTATTTAAAAATTCAAGAAAGGCAACTTTAGATGAGTTCTTTGCTTGACAAAAAATTATATATAGTGTATAATATAAATCAAAATGACAGTAACAGTTTATTCTCGAACAATAGATGGCAAGAAAAAAAGTGAGTGGGAGTTTCACTCTACATATATCGATGGTATGCCAGGCGGTAAAAAAAGAGAAGTAGAATATGCTGGTAATTTTAAACAAAGAGAAAATGACAAAGAATATAAAATAGAGGTAACAGATAATGAGTGATTTTTTGAAAGACATAATTAAAGAAACTGGTAATGAATATGCTAGTTTAGTATCAGATGGTGCGTCAGGTGACGTAACAGATTTTATTGATACAGGTTCTTATATATTCAACGCATTATTAGGTGGTGGTATAAACAAAGGTTTACCATCAAATAAAATAACTGCTATTGCAGGTGAAAGTGCTACGGGTAAAACTTTCTTTGTACTAGGTATGTGTAAACATTTTCTAGACCAAAATCCTGATGGTGGTGTTATATTCTTTGAATCAGAATCAGCAGTATCAAAAGAGATTATTGAAGAACGACAAATTGATAGTAGTAGAATGGTTGTAATGCCAGTAACTACTGTTCAAGAATTTAGACATCAATCATTGACAGTATTAGACAAATATATTGCTCAAGATAAGTCTGAAAGAAAACCATTATTGCTTGTATTAGATTCTTTAGGTATGTTATCAACAACTAAAGAAATAGAAGATACACAGGCAGGTAAAGAAACAAAAGATATGACAAGGGCACAGATTGTTAAAGCTGCCTTTAGAGTATTAACATTAAAACTAGGTAAGGCAAAAGTTCCCCTTATCATAACAAATCATACTTATGATGTTATCGGTAGTATGTTCCCAACAAAAGAAATGGGTGGTGGTTCTGGTCTGAAATATGCAGCTAGTTCTATCGTCTATCTTTCTAAGAGAAAAGAAAAAGACGGAACAGAAATTATTGGTAATATTATTCATTGTAAAAATTACAAGTCCAGATTGACAAAAGAAAATAAAGTAGTAGATGTTCGTTTAACTTATGATAAAGGTTTAGATAGATATTATGGCTTATTAGATTTAGCATTAAAACATAATATATTTAAATCAGT